CTTCTTCGTTTGCTCAATAGGTGAGGCTTCACCAGAAACAATACGTCAATATATCCTTTCACAAAGTTAATGGTCGCTTACATCCCACCCACATTCTGATGGGTGGGTTTTACGCTCCGTCATATAAAATACCGTTATCATCAAACGCCCAAAAACTTTCTTTGTAATTTCTATTTAACACGCACGTTCCTTTTAAATGAATGGATCGCCTATTGGCTCAAGAGTTCCGAGAAATCCTATTAATTCTCCCTTCTCGTTCTTTAACCTTTGTGCGACTCCGTGCACTTTTTGTTTTTTCCTATCAGGCAGTATAAAAGTATAGTCGTAGTCAAAGTTAGCGTCGCTAGCAACACACCTTCCCCACTCCTTAGCAACCTTTTCTTTTTCCACAACCCAATTTAGCCAGTTGTCCCCTTTTAGTTCGGCTTCTGTTCTCGCTGTTATCCTACATAAGTTCTTATTAAGATCAATGAACTTTCCTTTTTCATCACTTATCCAAGTTCCTATTGGAAAGGATTTTATTATTGCCGTAATTGTTTGTTGTTGAAGAGATACCTTGACCTCTATTCTATCTATAGCATCTCTCAAGCTGCTGCCTCCGTTAGGTCTAAATTCCCCTGCTATGATCTGTATTTTTTGATACAAATCTGCTAATTCTTTAACCTTTGCTTTAAGCCATAGTTTCCAAATAAGCCCGCCAACTACTCCAAAAGGAGCAAGTAGTTTGAGCCAATCATTAAAAACCCCAAGTAAATCCTTTACTGTTATGTCCAAATTCCGTCCTCGATTTTTTTTTGGTTAATAACACGCCGCCCCTACAAAAAGGCTGTGCTATAAATACAACCTCAAAATCTTAAAACTACCTATTTTAAAAAAATAAGGGAATGGTTTTACTCCAATCCCTTATATTATATCTACTTAACCTTATAATTTTGAGAGTTTTTCTCTTGAGCCTTTCTTCTCTCTTTTTCGTCAAGATGCATTTTCTGGTACTTCAAAACTTTCAACTTAAACAAGTAAAACTCTCTATCTTCTTTAGCTTGATCCCAATTTTTTTCTGTATAAAAAAACTTTGGACAGTGCTTTCCAGTCACATCGTGGTGTCTCACTACTCTGCTTATGTCCAGCCCTTTGTTCACGAGTTGCCAACCAAGTTGTTGTGCAGTTGTTTCTATTATCAAAGAGTCGTTTCTGCCTCCTCCAAGGCACATCTCAAACGATAATGAATTATTGTTTCGTATCTTGTTTGAGAGCCAAGGTTTAGGGACAAAGCCTCTCCATTTTTTATCTCCAACAGCATACGCTACATTTTCTTCGTCGGTGCATTGTATTATTTCCTTGTCGTCTATACAATAGTGTGTTCCCGCACTTTCCTTATTTCGCAGGTAAGTGGCATTCGCTCTTGCATCTGCTCCTGTATTAAAGTTTGCCGTGTAGTGTACTACAAGAAATTCTATCCTATCTCGTCTCTTCTTTACTGTTTTGTCCATTATTCTATAAAAAGATACGGACATTACAAGCGGAACGACAATAAATAAAAAAAGGATAACAAACCTATACTTGTTTATCCAGCGCAACACTTTTTGATTTATGTTTGGTTTTTCTGGGGTTTCGTTTCTCATAACTCTCCTCTTGCTTTTAAGATTTGAAGGTATGCTTTTAACTTTTCTCTATTTTTTTCTGTCCTTGCCTCAATGCTCATTATGTCATGATTCCATAATGCTAGTTCAAATTTCCTTCTAGAATTATGATGATTCCTTATATTCGCATTTGAAGAACCGCACCCCCGTGTTCCGCCACAACAACGGCCTAACTTCGACCCGTCTTTAGTAAGCCCACAGTTATAGGAATAAAGTTGTAGGGCTACATTTTTATATGGGTCTTTATTTAGCGTTCCATATTTTTTTATCTCTTTTAAGGTAATTTCAGTAGCTTCATCAAAAGTTACCTTTCCGTCAGCGGTGTACTGCGCTATTTCTTCTCTTCTTCTGTTGCCGAGATCGTTCCAACCGAACCCAATAGAATAAGATTGCTTGCCTCTATTGAAACCGTCTTTGTACCACCATGACCTATAACCTTCGTTTGCTTTTATCTCCCAAACGAGTATTTGATAGGGTGTGTACTTTGATTTAGGTATGATATTGGCGTTTAAGAAAAGAAAAAGTACGCATAGCACAAGGGATATGTGGCCTGCCTTGTTCAGGATAGTAGTTTGGTTCATAATGGTGTCTGATGCTTTAAATAGATTATAGGTTAAGATGTTTTCCCAGACCTTGAATGACAATCATAACACCTAATAATAATACACAGAGCAGTATCATAAAACTTTCGCCATTAGTTAAGAATCTGTTAAAACTACAAATAAGTAGAGAACCCAAAACTATTATCACCTAATTTTTGCGCCTTTAACGTGTTATTAACAAACATAAAACCCTACTACTGTGCATCAACCAAATAAGAACCCTTTAGATGGTTTGCCGCTGTTTATGTGTTTTGAGACCCACTCTCTAAAAGTGTCCACGCTTATTGACATCTCTACGTAGTTTGAAACGTCTTCCGGTGGAGTAGTGAGAAATTCTTTAGGACATGCACCTTCTTGGATAAGAGCAAAGTTACTCTTCGTTACCCAGATTTTTAATGTCATCTTGTTTTCCATTCTGGATTTCTTCTATAAGTTTAATAATCAATTCCCGCTCTTCTTTGAGGGACTCGATGTATGCTGTTGTTTTGGTAAATAAGTAATCGCACTCACCAAGTGCGCGAAAGAGATCATCTAAATTCGGCAAAATCGTCTCTGTCTTCAATTCTGTTTCCATAGTCTGGCTTTATGTTTGTTAAATCTTTTGGAACCTTTCGTAAAAAAGACTTAGTGCTTAGGTCTCCATAGTAGAGAAAGAAGCAGTTATAGCAAACAATCTCTAAGTTTTCTTTTAAGTGATTTCTTGGGTTTGAGTCCTTAAATACAAGATTTGTGGGCGATTTATAATCTGTTATTCGCTGCTCACAAAATCCGCATATCATGCACTTGTCTTCAAATATTGCTTCATCTATTAGACGCTCCTTCAGGCGTCTCAGATTATATCCGGGGTGTTTTCCTAATAGTATGTCATCCATAGTAGCAATGCTTTGAACATGCTTTCTTTTCTGTATTTTTTTACCAGCCTTGTTCTTGTGCAATTCATATAAATTTTTACCAGATTCGTGATCATAGTAAAGTTCAGCATATTTCTTGTATGTGGCGGCTGTGACGTGAAGAAACGCTGCTGCTTGGTTATTCGATGTTGAATTGGCCATTGCGTATCGTATTTCAGACTCAGTCAAATTGTAAGCTGCTTTTTTCCAACGTGGCATATTAAGGTGTTTTGCTTTGTTCCCATACGTGCAGGAACCAAGTTATGCAAGAAAAGAATAATCCGTTCCAAAACCAAGTAACTGTATCATACCCAAGATATTTTGCAAAGTCGAACAGTAGCGGGGTTAGTATAAAACCTACCCAAACTGACGTACACAAGAAGCAAGAAATTAACTCATATAAAAACCGTGCAACCAAAGACTGTTTCCCGCTTAAATATGTCCTAAGCGGTCGGGTTATCTTTGATTCGCTTATTATCTGAGTTATTTGGTACAATACAATTACTTGAAATATTATTTTCAACAGTATCATTTCATTGATTTGTTTTCTACCTCTGCGCTTATACAGTTTTTTGCCAAAGCAGTTGTTAAGGTTCCAATCTCTTTCGTAGTCCCTTCGAGGATTAGACACCTTCCATGCCTTTCTGCATATTTCACTGCTTGTTTGGCCTGTTCCTCCGAAAAGCCCAATGACGTTGTTAAAATTTTTTTGGTTGTCTCTAAGAAGAGTTTATCCCTTTTTTGATGATCTTCTATCTTCAAATACAATAGTAAGGTATCTTTGCAACAAGACATCAAGTTTAACCTTTATGCTGTTATAAATGATTTTAATGTCGCCAATTTCACAGTGTATAGGCATGAACGTGTTTGTCATAAATCCTATATAGGCTATCCACTGATCTTTTTTCAATCTCTTAAATCTTATTTCCACTATTTCTCCTTTTTTCTTTTTCCTTAATCAGGAATCTCCCTATATCATAAACTGGGCTGAACCAAGATAGGTCTGGTCCTTTGTCGCCTTTGTCAGGCTTTTGTTTTTTATCATCTCCGCCATCAACTTTATCCCCCATCTTAGCAGATAGCATGTCCAAAGTTATTATCTTGCCATTAACCTGTATCTGTTCTATTGACTGGTAACTAAATCGGTGCGTTCCTCCATATTCATCCTGTCCAATGGCATCTATTGGATCAGATAGGTCGCTCTTATCTACAATAGAATACCAATCGTGGTTTACATAGACCTTTACCTTTGCGCCAACATCTAGATACTGTTTCAATAATACACTGTCAAATATCCTCATTAAAATCCTTTTTTCTTCTATTGTTGGGTTTCTTCATCTTAGAGGCTTTTTCTGCCTCGAAGTCTTTGGTTTTCTTTTTTACCAATTTCTGCTTTGTTGGAAGTTCTTCAAACTCCTCCCAATCGGTGTTGTTTACATCCAGTTTCATTTTGAAATGCTTGCTTTGTTTAAGGTCGAACGATTGTTAAAAGGTAAATTGCTTACCTTTTGAATTAAATATCCTTGAATTTTCCAAGACATCTGCCCTTTCTTCGTTTATAGCCTTTTCAAGGTACATGTAGCCGTACTTTTTTAAGGAATGTTTCTTCCAGTAAGTAGCTTTTCTTTGTCGGTATAATTAGTTTGGGGATTAACTATTTCTATTTTCCTATTATCTAATTCATAATCCACTCCTATCTGATTCATTTCCTTCTCACAATGTTCTTCGGTGTTGCCCTGCCACAATATGTAAAAAGTTATAATATCTGGTTTTTTATCCATTGTTTTAATGTCGTGTTTGGGTGCCATCCAAGAACAAGTTTAGCGCAGGTATTATCTGCAAGTGTTGCAAAAGGTTCTATCCTTGCCGGTAGGTATTTTCTTGGATGCACTGGGTCTATCATGTCACATATCTCATTTACTGAGTGATTAACTGCGGAGCCTATGTTAAAGACCCCTTTATTGTACACTGTATCCAGCATAGTGTCGCTCAACATTGCCAGAATATTGGCCTCTACTACATCTTTTACATAAGTAAAGTCTCTTCTTTGATCTCCTGTGCCGTATATTGGGAAAGGTTCTCCCTTTTTATACAAGTGCATGAAATATGGCAGCATTTGAGGGTATTGTCCAGATGAAGGTTGATTATCACCATATACGTTAAAATACCTCAGTATAATGCAATCCATGTTATATGCTTTTTTATACCACAAACACAACTCTTCTCCATGAACTTTTGAAAGTGCATAAGGAGACGCTGGCTCAAGTATATCGTTTTCTTTATGGCCTACCTTAATAAATCCTATATGCGTTCCACCATAAACAGAACTGCTTGACGAAAACACAAACTTTCTAACTTTCCATTGTTTTGCCGCTTCCAACAAATTCAATGTGCCCGTTACATTTGTGTCATAGTATCTCATAGGGTTGTCAAAAGAAGGTTGAACCCTTGCCTTTGCAGCCAAATGAAAAATTGTGTCAACTCCGTTAAACAGCGAATGCCCCGGACTCAATGTTCTTATGTCTTGTTGGTGAAACTCAAACTCCGACTCCCAATCATTATCTGGGTCTGAATTTGAATAGTCATCAACACCGACAACTTCGTAATTTTCTTTAACCAATCTTCTTATAAGATGTCTGGCTATGAAACCATTGCAGCCTGTAACTAAAACCCTCATTTGCCTTCTCTACTAATTAATTTTTGTTAGCAGACAATCAACTCATTTTCATAGTGATCGAGAGCCTTTATATTAAACTTCAAATTTCCCAGTTCCATCTGACCTACTTCCCCACTGTCGGTCAGTATATCGCTTAGATAGCATATTGTGTTGAAATCGTCATGTCTAAACGTGTGTCCGTCAATCTCTACCACTATGTCTGGTTCAGTTCCTACCTTAAACTCTGGAAGCACTCTCTTAGTTAGTTGATATTTGGTGTTAGGTTGCTCCTCTGACAAGTATTGGGATACTGCTTCATATGGTAAATCCGTTACTATGGTATCGCACCATATTTCCAGAGCAGCAAGCAATTGATAGGTGCAATTTTTTACTACAAATCCTATGTTATATTTGTGCGGTACTATTGGATGTAAGTATTCGTCGTGTCTCACCATACTGCCCCACTTCCTTATGAAGTTCCTTGTTGAGCGAAGGTTCTGTTCCTCCCATTCAGGTGAGTTCTGTCCTACCGTTGTAAGGTTTGGATTGAACCTTGACCCTCTACAAGTTAGGTGATATACAAAACCGTCCCATGTCTGGACAAACTCACACCCGTTTAATAACAACCTGTTGAATATGTCGCTGTCTTCTTTACTTTGTGGAGCGTATAAAGGGTCGTGCCCACCTATCGCCTTAAACTCATCTACCCAGAACGCCCAAGGAGCAAATACTCCGTTGGTAATTTTTTTTTCAATTTCTTTATTCGCCTTTCTAAATTTCAAATACTCAGCAAGTCCATTTTCATTAAAATTTTCTGGCTCAGTTCCAAAATCTTGAACAATTTTCTCTAATCCAGCGGGGTGAAGTGGAGGTTCTATTCTGGTTAGTGATATTACCCGGTTAGGTACAGGCTCTACATACCTGTGACTTCCTTGTTCATCTGTAACAGTCCCTACCGGCATTCTTGTGTCCTTATCTACCTCATACATTAACCTCTCAATCTCATCTATTGCTCCGGGGCAAAGGTACATATCGCTGTGGAATATCATCGCAGCATCTGTGTCAACTAGCTCGTTGACTATCCTATCATACATAATTGTATGACCCAACCTTTTACCAGTTGTATTTTCTATTGACTTGACAAGCGGATCAATGTCCTTAATTCCTGCTATCCAATCCTGTGTCCCGTCTGTGCAGTGGTCAATCCCATAGCAAATATGAACCTCGTGGTCTCCTTGATTCTTTCGGATCGATTCATAAGACCACCTCAAGTATTTGAGGTTGTTCCTTGTGCTCACTACTAAACTAATCTTCATTTTCGTGCGCTTTTAAAGTCTTTTGTACGGGCATATCTTTTCTTGTTTTACTGTTCTATTAGATTTACAGTAAGGGCATGTGCCGTTATTCCTGCAAAAGGGGTCAACAGACTTTGCCCCTGTCAAAGGCTTTCTTTTGTCTTTTCTTGTTTTATTTTTAATTTTTATATAAGGGGAGACATTTCAGACTCCCCTTTTCTATCTGCACTACTAATTAACTGCCTAAATAGCTACTTCTGTACTACTGGATTAAAAAACTCCAACAAATGTCTGCTTGGTATGGCAACAAACTGCTGAGAGTTGTTAAAAAAGCCAGATCTAGACGTTAACTTTAAATAAATAATAGCGGTTTCTGATGGTACTGCGCCACTTTGGCCTATTATATCATATATTTGATAATTACTGTTTGTGAACTTGTTCGTAAAGTTCTGTCCTACTGAGAATTGCATATTAGCCTCCTTGTTTTGGTTACACTGTGAACTGCCCTTATGGTGATCATAATTAAAACCATAACTTTCTGTGAACTACCCATTTGCTAAAGACAAATGGGCTTCGGGTTTCACAGACTTGCGCTTCTTTACAGAAGTCTTATTTGTGTCTCCATCAGTGTTATTGCCAGTTCCTGACAATATTATTTTTAATCCTTCTTTGAAAATATTCTTTGCGGCATTAAGGTCACGGTCTAATATGTGACCATTCTTGCAAGTCCTGATACTATTCGTGAGTATATCCTCAATCAGGTTAGTCGCTTACATCCCACAGGCTAAAGACCCGTGAGTTTTACGCTCCTTTTATAAATATCTCAAAAATAGGAATTGAATGTTTCAAGGAACTTATCTTCCCTGAAAATGTCTTCGTAAACTTTTTTTGCAAAAGATGAACAGTGATCGTAAAATAATTTATTGTCCCTTAAATGTTGCGCTGCCTTCCTTGCTGCTTCCATGTCTCCTTCTTGAAAGGACAGTTCTGGAAAACACAACCTCTGCGTGTCCATGAAATTCCAGCCGAGACAAGGTATTCCGAGTCTTGCACAATTAAGGGCAAATGTACCCGCTGCGTAGGTCCTCATAAGATGTACGCCATACTTTCTCTTAGACAGTTCGGCTATCCATTGTGTCCAGTTTAGATACGGGAGGTAGCTTATCTCCTCAAGGTCATCCTCGTTGTGATGCTTCCTTCCCATAGAAGGGGCGTATATAGGTTCATTAAATTCTTGCGCTATAAAGAACGAGTCTTGCCCTGAGTACCACTCTGTCCAGTTTCCTCCTATCATTGAACCTGAACGCTCCTCTGGCTTCGTGATGGATTTTGGAAGGGCATCTTCAATCATCAAACTCTGCAAAACTTCGACCCTTTTGCCGGGTATCAGCCCGGTGTAGTATTTCTTATCCATGTCATTGTGACAAAATATCATGTCACAGTCATGTAGGAAGTTTATGTACTCTATTTGCTCTGCTAATGACCAGTTCTGCCAATATGTTTGATTTGCCTCTTGCATGGTAGCCCATACCCTGCAACACTTCCTGTTAGTTTCTATACAAGAAAACGCCCGCTTAGGGTCTTTTTTAGGTACAATTATGATGCCAAGGTCATACTTATTACCTATACTTTCATTAAAGTTATGGTGAGTGGCATTAAGTGCTACCATCCAGCTTGTGTCTGTTCTGCCCGCATTGGTTCTTGATACTTTTCCTGTAAACCCATTCTCAGTGAAAAATGCTATAACCATAATATTCAAAAACCTTATTAACTTTTTTTGATTTTCTTCTCAAGAAGAAACTGTAAATCAAGTGTGCTACATCAACTCAGGGGTAGTTTATTCTTAAACTACCTTTGCATATTAGACATGCAGACTAAGTGGCAAGTACCTTTTATTTTTCATTTACTGTATTTGTCGTATGGTTTAAATGTTAGCAAACTTTTCCATACAAGAAGGATATCCCTAACTTCATGTTGTGTGTGCGGTGTTTCGCTTAGGTCATTTGTAATCGTCTTTATGTCATTCTCAATGCAATACCGTATAACATCGTTTATGTCATACATTTTTAGCTTGAACAAATTGCTCAACCTTTGATTAGTCATTCGGATGTCTCCTTTGCTTCCATATCAAGTCCTCATATAATTTCATCAACAATACCCCAGTATAAAGCCTCTTTAGGTGTCATGTACCAATCAATCTTCTTTACATTTACTTCCTTGAGTTTTGCCTTTGTTAGTTTTGTTTTTTGCAGTATAATGCTTTCAAGTAATTTTTGAACCCTTTTTGTTTCTGCAACCTTTTCCTGCATATCTGCCAAGGTTCCAAATGACCAACTGCTAACTTGATGGTATAGTGGTGTCGAATGTTTATATGCAAATCTTCTATGTCCTGCTATTAATATCATAAACCCAGCGCTCATTGCTGCTCCTGTTGAGTACGTGTATATCGGAGTCTTAGAATTGTCCATCACAGAAAGTAGACCAAGTATCTGATAAACACTTCCTCCATAAGAATCTATGTATATGTTTATTGGCTTAGGTGTATATGTAAAGTCGTATACAGCATATAACTTTCTCAACAAATCATCACTCTCGTTTATATTAATAATCTCTTCTACTAATTTTTTTATTGAATCTTGATCTACCTGTTCGTAGAAGTAGAGATTTCTTGCCCTAGGCAATGGCAGACTGGTTATGTCAGACATTCTTTAAGAAGTTTTGGCGTTACTTTATACGACTGAAACAAATGCGTTAGGCTCAGGTGTAGTTGTTCATAGTTATGTTCGTTCCATACGTTGTGGTTGTGTGTCCCTGCTATGTGGGACTGGTACATTATCATATCTCCATTGTGTATTGATATATTCTCCATCTGGATACCGTCATGCCCGTAGAAGGTCTTACAGGTCCATTCAAGACCTCTATTGTGTTCATAATGTATTGCTGCATATTTGAATAGCATCCCTTCCGTATTATCATAATATTCATTAATCCATCTATTTGTCATTTCACTACATAACCATCCCGGATTTCTCCACCCAACAGGGATAATATCTACACTTTCCCACTCTTCTAACAAACTATGAAATCTATTATCAACCTCATGTCTATCCTGCAATTCTAAAAACTCACACTCACCGAACCTTTGTGTGTCTGATGTCATGTGATAGTGACCATGGGCGGCTAATTCGAGCCATTCAATACTTGCTAATTCCTGAACCCACTCTTTATTCCCAGACAATGGATAAACTTTGCGGTAATTGCTTGGTATAAACAGAGTAAACCTTGCTCCAAAGTCCTCATTAAGTTTTTTAAGCCATGTCTCTGTTTGCTCTCCTAGTATCCTATAACCTTTTTTGGGATTTACGTCATCTATCGCTATCGTCAGCCTTAGTTCCATTTTTTATATCTTTTATTTTTAATCATAAACTTTTTGCACTTTGTGACAAGGTCTGTTTTTATATGATTAGTTTATCAAGGTGTGGACAATATTTTGTTATGTATGTAGTGACGGCTACCTTAAATATATTTAAAAGACTGTATTTGGATCCCCCTAACCGTTTCTAACGGTCTTTATTGTGGCATCCTTTTCACATTTTTTTAAGCCCGTGTCCCTTATTTCTGTTTTTATGGACATCTTCGGTTTTTGTGGCCGTTTAGTTGTTTTTCGAGTCATAGTCTGTCCTTTTGGTGAAATCTGGCACAAGTTTTCCGTTTTCTAATTTAGTTTCAATCTCACATACTAACTGTCCTTTTATTTCACAGTACCCAAGGCCATTGTTATCGCAATACCATCGAGCATCAGCAAATGATATGCCGGGCACGTTTGGGCCTCCCCAAGTCTTCAATTCTCCATCTAAAGGATCGATGGCTTTTATCTCAGTTGTGTATAAGTTCAAATCTGTACTCCAGTTGCTTTTTTAAGTACATTAAATATATTGTCTTGCGAATCTCCCCAAAACATGTCACATTTCCACAGTCTTGATTTTTTAATATCAATATCTGTCTCGTCTTTCCATTCTCCCGGAATCTCAGTAAAATAAGGCTGCATCATTCCCGGTTCGGCATTAAACCTTTTGCACTTATCTCTTACGGGACATCCGTCCCCTTTGCACATTGTTATGTCCATATTAGTTTAAGGTTATTAGTTTACGGTTACATCAAATATTTATTCAAACTCTTCAACAGTCGTTTTAAAAGTATGCCTGCCCTTTTACCAAAGGGAACAGCAAATTTGATATCTTAGAAAGCATGACGTTAATACCCCTTCATCACCTTCTAACAGATGATTGAAATCTTTCTTTAATTTTGCGTATCCTCTGTTAAAATTCACTCACTTGAGTGTTTTACCTTTACTTCTTGAAACCCTTCGTTGTAAAGGTTGTTTATTTTATTCTTTACTTCAATCCTCAACTTGTTGTGATCTCTTATTTTCAAGGCTCTTCTACCTACTTCTTCGAGTCCCAACTCTCCTTCTTTTCCCTTTCTTATATCGCTCTCAAGGCTCCATATATCCCCATTATGCTTTAACAAGTCTCTAAAAGCAGACATTATTACTTTTTGATCGTATGAAGCACAGTAGTCTCTGTAAGCGCTCTGCTCTTCCGATGTATCAATTCCGCCTCTTATTTGTTTTAGGTGGGCAATTGTCCACCTATCTATCACATCGCCAATACTTAGTTTCAAGTTAAATTCTCCAAAATTTAGTTTAATATTTTACTTATTTCGTCCATCACCTGCTGTAACGGTATTGATTTTTTCTGTTGTCTAACTGTCCCAAGATTATACTTGCTCGATTCTTCAAGTATCTTCCACCACTTGCCCTTTCTATCATCACAGAACCCTCTTGCGTTATCCTCATTAAGGACGTGCGTTCGCTTCTTAGGGTGCCTTCTGTTGTGTACTCTCAGAATGTTGTTAAAGTTATATTGCCTGAATTCATGCCCCATAATTATCTTTGCCATCTGTAAAAAAGATTCGTCCTCTCCACAGTGTATTAAAGACCTTGGTATGTTAACCCCAGAACGTATCAGCTCACTTGAAATAATTAAACATGAACCGTCTGCTTTTGGCTCTGTCATTTCTACAATGTCAACCTGATCGAGAGGTATGTTGTTTATCTCATTCATCCTCTCTAAGGTCATGTAAGCCTTTTCGCTGGCTTCGTTACCTAACACCCACTCATCAGTGTCAATGTACGGTACGTTTCTGTAAAGGGGGTGAGTAATTGGTGTCCATGTCACATCCCAGTTCTTTCTTCCAGCAAAATTAGCCACAAACTTTGGAGTATCCTCAGCAACCATTTCATGTAGTAACTCTACGAGAATTAAGGTCTGTTTAGGGAACATACTGTCGCTCTCTCCCCATATAACATAATCAACCTTGTCACACCACTGATCGCACAGATCTCTTCTATATGCTGCTATGTTGTAGAACCCGTCTGCATCTACAACATTTTCTTTAATTACAGTTCCGTATTGCTGTAATCTTTCTATCTGTCCATCAATCTTCTCCATTATTTCGTTAAACCCTATCTCTGGCCTCTCTAAGAAAGTCTGATAACCAATTTTAAAATGAAAGGTTATATTCTCCTTATTTGCTACATCTTCTGCAACCTGTATGCAGGAATCAATGTACTCTTTAATCATCTCAACTTCATACCATTGTACGAGTACTCCAAATACATATTTATTTTTTAGTATCATATCTAACTACTGCTTTTGTTGACCACTCAATCTGTACAGTGGTCTGTTTGAAATGTTCCTTTAACCGGAGTATGAATAGCTCTACTGCACCTTTCCACGCCTCTCTGGTCTCATCTTGTCGAGATTCAAAGAAACTATTTCCTGTAAGCACATAAACATCCTCTCCTCCTTTCGGGCATCCCCACTCTTCTTTGTAAACAACCTTTGCAGGTGTTACTACTACTCCTACGTACTTTCCAGTCTCTGCGTATATCTCATCTGCTATCAGCTGAATATCAGCATACACATCGGGATGCGGAGTTAGCATGGTATCATTGTTGTGAAAATACCCTTCGTTTATTCCTATTACAGATAGGAACGAATCGCAAATTACGAATTTATTTGTTATCATTTGTATATTACTGAAAATTTTTTAAAATGCTGATACCGAGGTGGAACATCTCCTATGAATCTGTGCCTTACAATCCTGTTGAAAGTTGTCCTCTCTCCGGGTCTGTCTGTGTCTGTGAATACCATTAAAAGGTCATCATCGAAAAGGTTTATGTTTTCGTAGAAACCGATCCTCCCATTACTTTCATTCCCTATCGGGCCGTCTATCAATATCATCTGATATTTGCCTCTTAGCGGTTCTAATTTCTCTTCTAATACACTTTTATCATACCATCCGTTCAACATAGGAGCATGGATGTAAGTGCTGTTATACCTGCCTACAAATCGTTTATCGTGTTCGATGGAGATCATAGTATAGTCTTTACTTAATACCTCTGTTCCGTACCCGCTACCTAATTCTAAAATGGTTGAACCTTTGGGGAGGTTGGTAGTGATGAACCTATGTACTTCTGGCTGTATGCTCCATCCGCCTAATTTTAGCTTTGTCATTGTCTTAGTCTTTTATCTGCAACAACTCATGTTAGTTTAAATTCCGGTACAAATTGCAGTACAATGTTCTAAAAGTTTTGTATAGTTTCATAACAGATCTTTTAAAGATTTTATTCTCTTATAGCCCACGTCATAGCGCTGGTTGTGCGGCGCATCGAACAAATAGCAGCATATCCCCGCCTTGTTTAGTTCCACGAAATTGTCAAACCTGTCATCTACAAAAATATCAAGGTTCAAACTTTTAATTGTATCAACCTTGCTTTGTCCCATCTCAACTGTGTAGACTGGCCTATGAGGGTATCCATTTTTGTCTAACCACTTCTCTGTGGTTTCCGTTGAAACAGGTCTACTGGTGACATAACAGTACGGCTCAAACGGAATATCATCTGGTTTAGTTTGAGGCTCAAGGGATAGATAGAAATCATCCAGCGTGTTTGCCTCTTTCATCGCATCGAATTTCTTTAAGATGTTCCTATCAAAAAACCAAGAAGTAGGATTATTCAAGTTCCAGTATTTACACCAAGATGGCAGCCATGCTGCAAGTACCTCGTCTATGTCTAAGCCGATTTTCTTTGGGTTTAGATAATAATGTGGCCTGTCATCTCCCTCTGGATATATCTTATAGTACTCTGTCAGAAAAGCAGCATTGCACATAACGTGTGCAGAGTGCAGAAGACCGCTTTCTTTATCATAATCCTCTCCTCTCTTTATAGCCTGCAAGTGCCTTTCTAATGAAGCAAGAACCTTTGACCATGCCATACCCCTTTCCCAGTTTCTATCCGCATATTTTTCGCTGCCTTTAGTGAGTACTCTTGCATACTGTTCTTGTGCGTATGCTGGAACTAGGTCGTACCTTGTTTTCCCAGAATTAAATCTGAGTCCTTCGTCTTTTTTCATTTAGGTTTTAATCTTGTTTAAAAATAGTTAAAAAATATAAACCTTTTTCAAATTACATATTAAGATTTTAATATGTTTTTTTGAAGTTACTTTGGTTTATTTTGTGAACTTCCTCCATTGTCATTTGAACCGAACACAAACGCACCACCTTCATTTAAGGATTTTATGTGTTCTGGCGTTATTCGGTTAATAATTCTTTTTGGCTTATAGTGTTGTTGGTAGTGTAGTCTGGCATCAATTAAATCAGACATCCTGCTTCGTCGTAACTCATATTATCTTATCAGTTTACAGATGTAACCTTCATCGTCTCGTAGAATTCGCTCAGGCACTCCTCCAAAACTGTGACCTTTTTTGTGTCCTATCCCTGTAACAAATTCCATTTTCCTAATTCGAATCAACTGCAATACAGCAAACCTTACGTCAGGAACAAGACCTACATCATCAAACACGAAATAAACATCACCATCGGCAAGGTTAAAATTTAACGCACGAGTAACATCTGACATAACAGAGTCAAAGGTGTGAACAGCGTCTATAAAAAACATTGACACAGGTTTGTGCTTGCATGTAGTTTCTATGTCGCTCTGATATAAGTCGAGACCTACATAAGAGATGTTATCAAGGTCAGCGTTTAAATGCTTTGCCTCATAGAAATGGTTGGGCAGATTAAACGTATAAACCTCCTTAAACAAGTGTGCCAATATCCTTGTTGTTTGACCTTTGTGTGTTCCGAACTCGACACAATTTTTGTCTTGAAAACCTTGAAAAAAGTCCCATAAGTTCCTCTTGAAGAGGAAGGAAGTAGTGGACATATTATCCACCTTATCTTCCTTCACCTCCAAAAGCAACTCGTCTATTGTTTTTCCCAATTCTACTATCACAGTCCGAGTTTTGTTTTTACGATGTTATAGTTGTATGTGAAATTCTTACTCGCGTCTACTGGGAGATTTAATGCCTGTCCCAACCTTATAATTGTCGGTTTCTTCACTGCGTATAGCTCACTTGCCGTTTTAAATAGCACTTTTGCCGCAGTAATCCAGTCTACTGTTGAAGGTGTTGGAGGAACGGGAGTAGTACCGCCGTTTACTTTTACCTCCTGAATACACCAGAAGTCGTCGCACTCTTTAGCGTTTAGCAAAAACGAATAAGGCATCCAAAACATGCCTTTTATGCCCCAGTCAGTTCCCCAAGAATTTTGTATAAGGAAACATTTTTTTGAGTCATCGTACCCGACGATTGTCACCGCATGTCCGCCTTGCAGCGATTCGGTTTTTTTAGGGATCGGCATTATGCCCGTTGTTCTGTCCCACGATCCAAAGAAAGAACTATATACATTGAATCCAAAACTAATTGCCGCGCCGGACAATAAGGTTTGTTTGATCTCGGTTTCGCTTTGACCAACTGCGGCATACTTCACTGCCACATTCCCAAGCGCTTCTTTGTAAGAAGCGTCTGATGGCCTGACAGCAAAGTCGGAGGTTCTGTACGGCCATGTTTTCTCAAGGGCAAGCCCAAACTTGTTCATAGCTTTGAAGGCATCTCTTATATAAGCCCCTGAATCTTCATTCTGCCAGCCTTGTAACAATCTTGAGTTGTAGTACTGGAACAATCGAGAAGGTTCAAAATTAAAATCTCCCTGAATCTGTGCTGTTTCAAACCTAAAGCAAGCACACGCGCTGTTTGCTGTACATGAGCCAATATTACCTTGGTCATATATAGGAATTTTTTTATCTAATTCAAAACTGGACGGAAGGACTATCGGTGCAGACAAATGTCTAACCGATTTTAAATCTCTGCTGTCTACGGGTTCTCTCTTCCAGTTAAGTTTTCTTGTTGTTAATTCGCTCATTTATAGATCCTCTATTTTTAAAACGTTATGCTTCTTCCCATAAATAATTGTAGGTCTTATTTAACCACATAGCAACTTCACTTTCTCCTCCCGCTACTGCATTAAAATGGTAGACTCCGGGTATCTTTGTAAAGAGCATCCTGTCATCAAGGACGTTTTTTCTGGCAAGGTCTTGCATGTTAAACAGATAAGGAAGGAGTCTTACTTCAACATCATCCGAGTTGTTTACCACCATATTTATTATGGGTTGATCGGTGCCAACTCCATACTTCTGCTGCATAGCTTGTATCTTTTCCCTATTGTCCCAGTAGAAATCAAGGACTCTCTCATGTAAGAATTTGTAGTCCTTGTTTGTTACCATAAAACCAGTGTTGAAGTATGACCACACCATTTCAGGGTTTATATTCTTAGTTTTAAACTCGAACTGGTAATTCTCAAGAGAGCGTATTAGCCAGTCATAGTCCCCATCGTTGTGTACCGCACAAAACTTCCCTTCTGTAAGGTTGAAGAAGTTCGGACATTCAGGGTGTACTATCGTGTCTGCATCTACCATGCAGATTTGATCGTATTCAATTTCTGAACCTTCGAGCAGGTCAAATACATAATGCCTCATTATGATTGGAGACATCAGTGATAGGTCAACCACTGGCTCAGTTAAAGTAAACACTTCACATCCGTTCTTCTTCGCCCAGTTTGTCCAAGACTTTATGCTCAAATCATACCCGTTGGTACGGTTTGGCTTTGCTGGGTTATGTATGTTTATTAGAAATATTATATTCATATCTGGCTTGCAAGTTTATTTGCTATGTCAACACAAGTACCAATCTTACCGCTAAATAAAGAGTATAGATTGTCACGGTGTTTTATTATGCTACTTGGTCTTGCATCATCATGCTCATGGTGCGGCAGCACAGTCCTAACGGTGTACATGGAACCCATATATGTTATTTCTGGCACGTCAAAATACTCACAAAACCCGTTTAATATCTCATCAAACCTGCTCAAATCGCTAAATACTCTACCCTTGTTCAGTATGTTCTTATATCCCTCTGGCAACTCGTATGAAAGTCCAACCTTTCTATCGTGGATGGCCTCTTTAACGTGTCCTATAACTTGATAGTTTTTATTAAACCCTATTGGGTCTACACAGCAAAATTCGCCGTCTATTATGACAACGCTATTTCCAATAAAAGGTTCTGGTATCCTAACCACAGGCTTCTCACACAATTCATATTGGTATTCTATCTGACTTTCTTCTGTGAGCAGATTGTTTATGTTTGAATAGGTTGCATTTACAACAACATCGTAATCTCCTACATCATATGTCGAAAAATGTTTGTTTGTTCTAAGGAATACTCCTGATCGTGATAACCTGTCGCTGATAGATAAGTACAATTCCCTGTAGTCAAAACCATGTTCCTCTACTTTTATTATGCTGGCTATTTTATCAGCTTTTAATAGGGGAAGGCGGTCTATTATTTTATATTCAAGGCAATTACTATCTAAAAAACTTAAATATTGGTTGGGAGTGACTAATGACCCTTCATGTGGTATTGCATAATACCTGTCAAAACCTTCTCTGCAAATTGCTGTGGGAAATTCCTCTTCAAATAACAGACTGCTATCTTTAACATACTGAACCGTTTCCTTTGATCGAGGATAGTGGTATCCTCTGTGAAGTCTATACTGGTTTATAGCAGAGGCACAGGACAGTATTGATTTCTCTTTCTCGAATAAAAAAACCTTATGCCCTGCTTCTGCTAATTTTATTGCTGCGGTGCATCCAAACACACCCGCTCCTACTATTGCTATTTTCAATCATTCTCCTTCGACTACTGACAATTCTGTTGGCGTTTTTCCGAATAAATTACTTATGTGCCGGTCAATGTAAGTCCGAGCAACCTCTTGTAAACTACCCACCCACACTTCGTGATGAGTGGTTTTCACGCTCCAATATTATGAAAAATCTATCCCTCAAATAGCATCATAGATTTTATGTCAACATATCTGCTTTATTTGGGCAGCAGGCAGTGTAAAAAACAGTACGTACAAAAGATTTTTCATAATAAGCTCTTTTTTAGGTTGTGCCTATAAGTATCCAAATCTTCTAGAAACTATTACTTACTATCTCCCAAGTACGCTGCATCAACCTTGTCCGATCTTCTATTGGGAACCCTGTGAAATGCCAGATATAGGCATATTTTAGGAAATAAGGCGTATGGTCTAGGTTCAACTGCCAGTTATGTGCGAACATATTCTTTCTGTGAATGGACAGTAGGTTCCAACTTGGATCAAGTAGTTTAACCTTTACCCTATTGTTCTGTACGACATAGTTTAATAACGTTTGCTCCTTACCCCCGCCTTTTAAGCTGTCAATGGTCTCTTGGTTGTTTAGGTATAGCGTCAAAAGGTCTTCAAATATCTTTAAATGCTTGCTTCCAAAAAACAATACCCCTGCATTAAAATACTGAGCAATATCAAGGTTAATGTTCGGGAAAAATTGCTTCCTTGCGTCTATGCTTGATAGAAGCCAGTTTAGATCACAAAGGTCTCCAACTCCACAAAAATCTTCCTCAGCGAAGAGATTAAATATATTTGGCGCATGGGGGCTTATGATTGTGTCTGAATCTACGATCCCTATCTTTTCATACCCTTTTCCTATTTTGTATATCAATTCTTTGTTCCAAATAGGAAAAGTGAACCGAGGGTCGTGTTCTCTGTTCACTATAAAATCTACGTTGTTTTTCTTACACCAATGTTCCCAAGAAAGCAGCGAATACTGTGCGTAGTCAGAGTTCTTAAACTGGCTCTTATTGCTGTCTATGGCAACCATGTATATTAGGCTACTCTGCATCGTTTTTCTCAATCCTACCTTTAATTAGTTTTCTTTCTAAATCCGCTATTTTTTAGGCATTTACAAGAAGGCTTACGCACGTAGCGAGATTTAAAAACCTTGTTTTTTGTAGAGCACATCTCCATCGGTGTCTATGGATTGGAAATAGGTCTCATCTTCTTCACGAAAGATGTCGTAACAAGGCGGCTCATCCACCGATTTTTCGTTTGCCCATACAAGTATTACAGAACGAGTAACACCTGCAGGCGGGGCGACTTGCCCTGCATCAGCATTTGGTAATTCATCTTTCATACTTCTAGTGGTTAAAATTCCCGCCCGAACGCAAAGCACTCGGACGTTATCGTCAACAGGGCATACGCGATTCGTTTAAACATTTGTGCTAAAAATCCATACTGCCATATAGGTTTGGCAAAAAAACTACCATGTGCAAAATTTAAATTGTCATGATCCGACGATATCAAAAGTACGACAAAAGTTTCGTATATTTAAGAGTTATAAGCAAGTGGGCGACAAAGTTAGTATTTCACGTTATGAAACTTCTCCCATAACCACTTATTCCCAACCTCCCCATAGGCTCATGGGGTATCGCCCACCAGAATTATACAGATACTACAAGTAACCTCATAGCAATGAACACCGCACAGGCGCAAATATACAAAACGTTAGCGGCAAGTGCTACACAGTTTAATCACGACAACCCCAGTCACCATGCAAATCCTCAAAATCAGGACACATGGTATCATGATAGGCCATAGTTAATAAGTCATCAGGAATTTTAACTACATTATTTTCTGACAACCAAATAATATATGAAGGTTCTTCATCTAATATTTGAATCAGTGTTTTGCCTTTATGTTTCCCGAATTTCATTACAAAGTTAAAACCTTCGCATGACAGCGGTTTTGCGTTATTGGGGGTTTTTGTGGCATCCATAATCATTTATTTTTAAATTAAAATTTGTACTATTAATTAGTTTTAGTGCTGGAAATCCCCAATCATCGCAAAGCTGCAAAACATTAGCGGCAGGTGTGAACAGGATTTCTGCAATCCATTGAAGCACCTGAACTATGCTTATGTTTCGTAACCTTTTTTTTGCAATTCCTTTAATATCTTTTCTAGTTTTTTCATGTCTTTAAAAATTATAATGTATGATCTATCGAGTTTTTGATCTCATGTCCCCATGATGCAGGGGATGACTTTATAGACTTTAGTCTATTTTTTACGTCGTAAAACCCGCACTTCTCGATACCCTTCTCCCATCTTACAGAGAAATAAATTCGGCAGTGCCCTCCCTTTTCCCAGAGAGTTGCTTCAACTGGGTAGTCATTTCTACCTACAAATTCAGCGAATTCTACTGTTCCAAACGGTGTTTTTATTTGTGCCATGATTTTAAATTTTTGTTTGTGAATTGTTATGCCTTGCGGCTGTTTGACGGGACAAAGATACGAACGATTTAAACATCTGCAAGAACATTAACAAATCATTATATTATTTGGTGAACTACCCACCAACGGCAGAGCCGATGGGTTGGGCTTCGGGTTTCACAGACTTGCGCTTCTTTACAAAAGTCTTATTTAAGTCTCCACCCGTGTTATTGCCAGTTCTTGACAATATTATTTTTAATCTTTCTTTTAGAATATTCTTTGCAGCATTAAGGTCACGGTCTAATATGTGACCATTCTTGCAAGTCCTGATACTATATACGCAAAACGTTATGTAATTGCTATTATTCCGTTTCAAATAAAATTCGGATGTGATTGTATTGCCTTTGGATGTTCAATATCTATGAACTGCGCCCATCGGCCTTCATCTTGTCTTGATGGTCGAATTAGAATTTTATTGTGAAATTCATTCAAGTAATTTGGTTTAAAACCTTCGCTTAAATGGCGAATTTCCTGCAATCCTTTTTCAAAATCCTCCCAATACTGCGGGTCTTTCCTCCATATCAATTCGTACCGCAACTGTCTCCAAGGCTGCGGTCGCCACCAACAGTAGTGTCGGATATAATATTCATTTGTTTTAACAAGTTTTGGATACTGTTGTGACATAAACCCTGTTGACATTGCTTCTAAATAATTATCTATGTTGTCAAACTTATATGCAAATCTTCTGTATTTAGGGTATAATGTGTTTATACATTCTGTGTAGTATTGCGTTTCTAAAAAATCAACATACTTGACGGATAATCCAGTGCCTATTTTCAAACCATCAAGACTGTTTTTAATAATTTTACTGTCGCTCTCCAATAAAAAAGAATCCGCCTCTAAACATATAACAACGTCCCCTATTTCTGGAATTGAGGTTTTTGTAAAACAGTTGCTTATTGAACACTTATACGCATCAACAGCATTATCCATATCATATAAATTCCATTGATAATGAACTAATTCGCCATAATCTTTACAAATTGCAACAGTATCTGTCCAATCAAACCCTGCATTGGTATTTTCAAAACACCACCTATGTTTAAAATCTACACTCAATGTTTTCTTATTCTCTGGGCCATTTTTCATAAGACCCTCTGATATTACTATCTTATCTGGGCTTAATGTGTTAATTATGTTTGGGATAAGGTGTTTTATTAAATGCGATTCAGCAAAACTGGTTACTACTACTATAAGTTTACTCATTTTTTTACTAAAAGCCCAATGCCAGCCCAGTCTAAATTTGAGTTAAACTCAACGGCATCGTAATTAGGGCTATCTTTTATTTCGTTCCAAAACTTACCAACAAAAACATTTCTATCTCTATGGCGTTTTGTGTCATTTATATCATGGAAACAAATTATTCCATTTTTTTTAACAAAAGGGGAGTACATCTCAAAGTCTTGTTTAACTCCTTCATATGTGTGGTCTCCATCAATGAATAAAAAGTCAAAGTATTCGTGTTTATATAGTTCTATTTTACTATTGTAACCAGTATAACCCTTTAACAAGGTTGTCAACTCCTCCAATACTGAACTACTGTGACTATCGCCTCTAATGAAATGACAATTACTAAACCTTTCTGTAAACCACACGTCTCTCTTATCCATATCTTCATCTGAGATACCTCCGTGAATACCTCCATCGCTCATATCAATTGATATACAATGTCCTGCTCCATGTTGCTTAACAAGCATGTTCCAGATATAAAAGGTTCCGCCAAACTTTGTCCCTATTTCAAGGACATTGTATGGACTTGGAACCTCCATTCCCCTTCTGCCCATGCTAACCTCTTCTATACTAACGGTCATCTGCTCACTTATGAAAGTGGCAAGTTCAGTTATTTCGTACCTGTCTTGAGGCATATATAATTTATACGCCTCTTCAACTATTTTTTCTACTTCCATCGTATAACTCATTTAACCTTTTAGTAAGTTCCTCGTAAGACAGTTCTTTTTTCATATTGACAATATCAGACAGCATTCTCTTCATAGCAATGTGCTATATGTCAAAAATCTCACTAAAGTTATAAGCCTCAAAAAACAGCATAACCTATGTATTCTTCCACATTTCGTAAATTCCTTCTTCTATCTCGAAGTTCTCTATGGTGCGAACCTTTCTAAGCGGTTGATTCTTAGCCCATATCCACATTTTTTCAAGTCCTTCTCTTAAACTGGTCTTGCATTCAAGTCCAAGAATCTTTCTTGCTTTAGAGTGGTCAGAATATGCGTTTCTTACTTCATGTATTGCTGGCATGAATTTCAGCCCATATTCATTGCCGCAAATTTCTATACATGCTTTTGCCGCTTCGAGTATGGTCATTTCATCATCGTTTCCAATATTTACAACCTCCCACAAAATATTTTTGTTTACGACACACTGCCAAAGAGGTTCAAGTATGTCATCTACATAAGTGAACGCTCTTTTTTGAGTTCCATCTCCATAGATGCTCAAAGGTTGTCCGTTTAAAGTTTGTCTCATCCATATTCCAAGTACATTCCTTGCTGAGTCCCACAGATTTTGATATTCTCCGTAAACCGAATGAGGTCTCACTATTGTCCATCTGAGACCGTGCGTCTCCTTGGCGGCGGCTAAATCCATTTCTACTGCATATTTACCCACCCCATAAGGGTCTATTGGAGCAGGTGTTTGTGTTTCTACAAATGGCGCGGGATTCCTGCCATAAACAGCCATAGAGGAGAAGTACACAAGTCTGTCAACATTGTATTTTATACAGTAGTTTATTATATTAGCGGAGTTTACAATATTGTTTGTGTAATAGTACTTTCTCCTAAAAGTAGCAGCACTTTCTGCGGCAATCGCAGCGGCGTGGTACACAAATTGAATATCATGTTTACTAAAAATGTAATCAAGATCTGTTCCACAGTCTGTAAAATACATTTCAACACAATTTGGCACAAATTCGTAATACCCTCCAGTAAGGTCATCTATACCAACTACATTATACTCTGGATGGTTTTTACAAATCCAATGAGCAAGATTTGCTCCTATGTGCCCTGCTATCCCTGTTATTAAAATAGATTTTTTCATAAAATACCTGTTTATTTTTAATCTTATATTATGGATTAATTGATTTTAAGTTTAGTCTAATTGTGTTATAGGGTATGTTTAATTTAAGATAAGCCTTCATTACTGAATTATATAACACACCAAGTATTTGGCTCTGTATTCCCTGTTTGTGCTTTACTAATGCGTTCCCTTGTTTTCTTCAAAGGAATATGTTCATTATCCTCACCGTTCCTGTGATTATAGAGATCTTTTAAGTTTATTAGTTCAAAAGTAACTACTCTATTTTCATGGTCAGAAACTTCTTTACGATTAGGGTATTCTGCTATTACCTATTTAGTAAAGTTTTTTCTTCCATATTTTTTAATAGCACTTTTTATCGCATTTCCAGAACCCGTGTACCCATCCTCTAACTTATTGGTTGAGTGAATGCCATAGTAGTACTTACCGTTTACAAGTTTAGTTATCTTGTAGAAGTAATTATGAGTTTTTTCTTTTTTAATCATACATCCCCCTGCTCTTTATGAGTTTGTGGAATAACTCGTCTATCCTGTTCTTGTTTCTTGCTCGACCTTCATTGCTCTTTCTCGTTATCTTCTCATTGACCAATATCCTGTCGAAATTAGGCGAGTCGCTGGTTATTTCTGCAAGTCTTGCTCTATCTCCTTCGCCTATGTTGATATTGTTCTTAATGAGTTCGTCTATATTTTCTACAATAGCCTCTTCGTTGAAAGTTCTTCTCTCGCTCAAATACTCATACTCTCCTTCTGAAACACACTCAAGGAACAGATCTGATAATTTGTTTTTTATCTCCTTTACTATCTTAATCTGCTGTTCCATCTCCTCTATCTTTTCGTCTTTGCTGAAAAAGTAATACTTGATCTCTTCTACGATCAATCTGTCAATTAAGGCTGATAGCGTATCTATGTTAGTTACTCTCAATTTAGATCTCCTTATTTTTTGCTTTTTTCAGTCCGATTTCTGCAAGTTACAGTTGTGATTTGAGAATCTCTATTCGAGAATCAGTTCTCTTAATGCAGTTTATCACCGCATCTTCTTTATTGGTATGCAAATTTTTTCTTTAAAGTCTTTGGAACCTATCAACATGTTGTAAATTGTACTAAAATCCTTGCACAGGTATTGCACAATTGGCACCCGCAGACGATGATGGACACTGTAATGTGAAATCCCGCAAGCTGGGCTTCAGTATCGCTGGAACGCAGTCGTTCCGACGATCCGCTCTTGATCGTCTCTGGTATTCCCTTTAAAGGTGTCAGGGCTTACTAAATATCCTCTTTCAGAGTACTTTTGGGCGACGACCATTAATACTATATATAATGTCCCGCTTTAGGGCGACGGAAGCCCCTCAACCTCCTTGTAGGAGGTCTGTTTAAGAGGAATTTTCCAACCATCCTATGTTGGAGGGATGGGAGCGAAATTTCATCCGTCTCGACACTGGCTATGATACCACTAAGTAGGAATTCTACCATCTTCCATTCTTCTGTCTGGACGTTAGCACGTCCAGAGACAAATTGATAAATTTCATCTTATATAGGTATTTATATACCCCGCTACCCAGCGGGGGGTGGTGAAAAATTAAAGGCCAGTCACATCACCGGATAGGCAGGTCACGTCACCGGAGATGTTGGTCACGTTCCCTCGAATGTAGGATACGTCGCCACAGATGTTGGTCACGTCACCGGAGATGTTGGTCACGTTCCCTCGAATGTAGGATACGTCGCCACAGATGTTGGTCACGCCACCGGAGATGTTGGTCACGTTCCCTCGAATGTAGGATACGTCGCCACAGATGTTGGTCACGCCACCGGAGATGTTGGTTACGTCTCCGAATAGGCCGGAGGCATCTCCGTAAATGCCTGATACGTCACCGGAGATGTTGGTCACGTCGCCGATAAGGCAGGACACGTTTCCGCGAATGTTGGTCACGTCGCCGATAAGGCAGGTAACTGCACCTCGAATGTCGGTAACGTCGCCGTGAATGTTGGTCACGTCACCATAAATCCCTGATACGTATCCGATAAGGCCGGTCACGTCTCCGTGAATGTTGGTCACGTCTCCGTGAATGTTGGTCACGTCGCCGGTAATAAAGCTAACGTCGCCTAGAAGGCCGTCAACGCTCCCGAAAATGCCGGTAACGTCTCTGTAAATTTGGGACACGTTTCCGCTTATACCTGTCACGTCTCCGCGAATACAGGATACGTTTCCCCGAATGCCGGTCACTTCGCCACAGATGTTGGTCACGCCACCTGAGATGTTGGTTACGTCTCCGAATAGGCCGGAGGCATCTCCGTAAATACCAGCGGCATTTCCCCAAATGCCGGACAGATCGCCGACTAAGTTTGAAGATTGATATAGTTCCATTTTATTAGGTATTTATTTACATCGATCCCAAGCGAGCGGTTGATGAACACAATTATGGTATAAAGATACAACTCCACTTAAAAGTCAAGGAATATTTTATTTATTGACAATTTATTAACAACAAAACATATCTATTTCCGATAATTCTTTTTTGAGTGTGTCAAAGTCGTTTTTTACGCCTAAGTAAAATGATATGAGTTTTGAATTAATGTCATTTATAATTGCTCTTTTAGGTATCAGCCATATTACCCTGTGCCGTTAACATTGGATTTCCAAAGTCGTCAAATTTTAAATTGGCTTTAATTTCTCCACCGTCCAACATTGTCATTGCTCGCCAAGTATTCCACTCCAATATAAGAGGCGTATCGTAAAGTGAATTATCAAGTATTTGGTCAAACGTTCTGGAAATATCTTCAAACAGCCGGTAGTCTTTGATTGCTGCAACTTGTTCTGTTTATTTGCTCTTTTCGATTTTCTATTTGGTCTGCAAATAAGTTTTTTAGTTCTTGTAAGGTTGCAGTTGCAGAAAATTCAAGTTGCGGAAACTCTGCTGAATTTGCTGTTGGTTTGTGAAATGGAGAAGGAACTTGAAATTTGAGTAACTGTCTTAAAAATATTTCGTCTTTTCTTCTTGAGTTTACAAGCTCTTCACCTGCTGGTGTAAGTTGAATTGTTGGGGAAAGAATTACAAAACCAAGTGCTTTTGGTGCTCTGTTTATTCTGTCTCTTGCACTAAATGCAGGGTCATTTGCACCTTCGCCATTGAAAAAGTTTTCTTCTCTCAATAGCTCCATAAAAGCCCTTTGAGTTTCGTTATTCCATCTTTGTCCTGCGAAATGGGCGTGCAAAAGCCCAATTTCAGGAATCATCTTTGCAGGTGTCCGTGGGGAAGTGGTTACAAAAATTACTTTACTGTCAATTCTAGCCATATGAAACAGATTCTTCTTCTAGTATTAATTTTGGTTCTCTTTTTAATGCCTCGTTGCCATAGTTAGAAATGAGAATGTGGCTCGCTTCGGACTTAAATCGGTTTCTAATATTTACCGCATAGGATTTGCCATATTCATCTACAATGTAGTCGCCATATAATTTTTCTGTTAGAGGTGTTCTACCAATAACCATAAGTGCTTTGCACTTTAGTTTTTTATATTGGTTAGCTAATTCAATATGATTTTTTTCATTGAATCCGTCTTTGTGTTCAGCATTGCCATAATCAGAAAAAACGCAATCATATGGTGGGTCTAAAAACATAAAGTCGTCTTTAGTTGCCATTTGGAAAATCTCGGAATAGTCAAGATTATAAATCTCTGTATTAGCAAGTAATTTGCTGTGAGAATTTGTTACCAATGAAGTATTTAGGTTTGCATATCGTCCATAAGGCACATTAAATTCTCCTTTTGCATTGTAGCGTATCATTCCCGAATATGCAGTCTTATTTATGAAGAAATAAAGCAAAGCATCAGAGTATTTTTTTTCTGTCAGTTCATTGAACATATCTCTGATTTGATAATAGAGGAGTTCGTTTTCATCTTCAACTCGCTTGTCAGGTGTTTTACTTTTTAATTCTTCAAAGTTTCTGCGGTTAATGGCGTAAACCCGCTCTATTTCCGATAATTCTTTTTTGAGTGTGTCAAAGTCGTTTTTTACGCCTAAGTAAAATGATATGAGTTTTGAATTAATGTCATTTATAATTGCTCTTTTAGGCTCTAAATGAAAGAACAACGCACCACCACCAAAAAACGGTTCAATATATCGTCCGCTATATTCGGGAATGTGTTTAATCAAATGAGGTATTTCCTTTGATTTTCCTCCTCTGTATTTTACAAGTGGTTTCATACTTTGGCTGATTTACGTTTATATTGAACAATGCTTTCTGCAACCACATTTAAAATTTGTGTTGCTTCTTCCTCTTCGGCAATAATGTCGTAAACTTTGTCTGCCGACCACAAACGTATTAACTCTTTCGAGTAATACAACGTGCCAAAATTAACTATCAGATTCTATCCTTTCTGTTAATTACCGTTATGGTACTGTAAAAAATGCGCTTCATTTCTTCTCAAGAAACAATGTTCTTTCCTCATTTTTGTCAAACATCATTCCTCTGGTTCCGCAACAAACGTCTAATACTTTTTTTCTTCCATAATCCGAGTGAACTACCCATTTGCTAAAGACAAATGGGCTTCGGGTTTCACAGACTTGCGCTTCTTTACAAAAGTCTTATTTAAGTCTCCACCCGTGTAATCGCCAGTTCCTGACGATATTATTTTTAATCCTTCTTTGAAAATATTCTTTGCGGCATTAAGGTCACGGTCTAATATGTGACCATTCTTGCAAGTCCTGATACTATTCGTGAGTATATCCTCAATCAGGGTTAGTCGCTTACATCCCACAGGCTAAAGACCTGTGGGTTTTACGCTCCGTCATATAAAATTTTAAGTTGCTCATGAGCTTAATTCTGAAATTTTTAAGTTATAGCAATCCACAGAAACCCTCCAATTGTTGCTTGTGTCTATGTCCCCCTTTTTTTTAAGTTCAGCCTTTTTTATAAAATCATATTTACTAATAGTTCCAAGATATTCCATAACACGTTCTCTATTATTATAGGAATAAAAGGCATATTCATCTACATTATATTCAATCTGCCTTGCTTCCACAGACACTTCATAAAAGTCTTTGCAAAAAACAGTCCTGTCTTTACATTTAACGTCTACCCTCTTTCCTCCAATCAAGAAATCAGCGTGTCTGTCTTCGTTTGAAATCCTGACTGCTTCTGGATATCTCCTGCTATGTAAAATCTCTGCAATGTTAGGGACAATCAATTTTCCTGCATCTTTTCTTATCGAAAACATATTGCCTTTAAAATCTGACCAATGTTTCGCTAATTCAAAAATAGCATCGTCTACTTGTATTCTCTCTATCATAGTTTATTCTGTTTCAAAACCATCAAGTTTAGTCAACCAATCGTAAGTGTGAAGCACTAATTTTTCGAGGTTATATTGGCTTTTAAATGCGGTTCTCATGCTGTTTACGTATCCTTCCTGACAAGCGTCAAAGTCGTCCAATACAAAAGATACAAGCGACTCTAAGTCGCTATAGTCCCAGTTGCAAGACAAGTAGGTATTTTCACTGTATATGTTAGGTATTGATTGTATATGAGACATGTTCGGTTTTATCAATACCGCACCGAATTGTGCCGCTTCTATGTCCCTTGGTGCAATTTCCCCATAACCAAAAGGAGCAATTACTATCTTTGACCTACTCATCATATAGTAGTACTGTTCTATTGGGACTTTAACCCCATTTTCTACTTTTACTATCTTGATACCGTCTGGAAGGTATTCTAACATCTTTACACACTTTTCTCGGTGTTCGTCGTAGTCTTTGCTTGTTAAGCATCCGAACTCCCAATTCTCTTTACAAGGATAGGCAAACATTGCAAATACATCAATGTCCTTGTTCAGTTTATTATAGTCGTACCATCTTGGTTGTGTGGTTGACAACCAGTTACACCCCGTAAGTACAACCTTTGAATAAAGATCTCTGTCTGACTCCATCAAAGAATATCCGAAAGTTTCTTCCGGCTTTTCGTTAGGGTTCAACAAAGGAACTCCCTCACCCCAATACATCCTTCCCATTTTCCAAGGGGTTAGATAGTCTTCAAAGGTGTTATACAGCGTATTCTTTAGCAACAGTTTTGCCCTACTATTCTTTAGCACATCAAAACTTCCTACAAGACTTGCGCTGTCCTGTCCATCAAACAGCACATAATCACCAGATACCTCTGTGTTTAGGTAATGCAATCCTCTGGATAAACAATTTCCGTAAGTGTATGAGTTTTTCTTATCGTTGTAACTCGCCTGAGCTACCCATGTAAGGTCACATGCTCCTTCTGTTACAAACTTAACTCCAATGTCCTCAAACAAGTTTTTGGCCATTAGATACGGCCTGAAAGTGGTTTCGTTTCTATGGCGGTATAAATCTTTTAATTTTACTCTTATCATTTAAGGTTTTTTAACTTATTGCCCAAGAACGCGCTACTTTTAGTCTCGTATTCCTGCGCCAAAAAATAAGAATATCCTAATAATCCTACATATGTTGTTTTAGTAGGTCGTTTTGTTGCACATTTATTTGAGCAATTCCTATTTTCATTTCAAATCCCTTTATCAAGCGAATCTTCCTTTTTTTATTCCCTTAATACCTTATCTGTGATCAAAACACCACGTGTCTCACACAATCTATTCCACGACCCATTTTTAGTTTCTTATTTTATCATATAGTTCGTTTTGTCTTACTTGTCTGTCTAATTGCTTTATGTGAAATAAGCAATAATCATAAGATGCAGATGTGCCATTTTCCATACATGGTAGAGGCACATTCAAGTTTTCGATAGGTTGGCTACTTACCAACACCTCGTGAACCTTATTTACCCACATTATCCCTTTATCCGTCCTGAATAGGCGACACTGATAATCGGGGAAGTTTATCAGTTTAATAATTCCATCTGATATACTAATGTTGTATTTGGTTAGTATGTTTATTGTGGAAGTATCTGCCTGTTGCACTGCACCGTTACTGATTCTCCAACCCCATTTGTTTATCCACTCTTGAGTTAAACCTTGGACGAGGTTCACCCTTGGTAGCGCATACCCGTTTACATCTGGGTTCTCCGTTAATATCCAATGAATGTTGTCGAGCAGTGTTTCCGATACTAACTCGTCAGCATCAATCTGAAAAATCCAGTTGTTCTTAGCATGTTTCAAGAAATTGTTCTTAAAAGTAGCGAAGTCATTATTAAGAGGGTATTCTATGTAGGATACTAATCCTTTTCGGAATATCGGGCTGATGACCGATATAACGTTATCAGTGACGTTGCCCTGATCTCCTTGGACTATTATATCATCACCTTCTTTTAGTCGAGGTATTAACTGGTTTAGCAACAACTTTAACTCAACACTCTCGTTACACACAGGAATTGCATAAGTTATCATTTCATTCTTCGTTAGACTGGTTAACTCTTTTGTAAAACTCCATAATTGCCTCCTGAAATTCAAGCTCAGCAAATACCTTAGTAGTGCTTTCATCGAGGACTTTAAACCTATTTCCTACTTTAACAGATACAATATTAGGTTGTGGAAGGACTCCTTCGTCAAGTAAGGTGAATGAGGAAACTTTCCAAATGTCTTCGTATGTATCGCCATCTGCCTGTCTAAGGTCTGGGTTTAATACTACATCTGGTGTCATCATTATGACTTTGACCCATACATTCCCGCTTTCATCAACTACTGCTGTATTTCTTATGAGAATGGGAGATGCTGATAGGAATTTCTCCACTATTTCAGAACCTTCTTTCCACGAATCAAATGTTTGGTACCCAGACTCCATGCAGAGTTTCATGTTCTGGTTCTTTGTGCTGTCTGGCTCAACCAAGACACACATATTCCCCGTGATAGGAGATATTTCGTCGTAATTTAGTCTCATTCTGCTTTCTTTAGTTTAGGTAGTTTCAATACGCGCATAGTAGCGGTTTCTTCAAACACACCGTATTTATCAAGTATCTTTTTCAAACCTTCTGTCATCTTCTCAAAAGAGAAATTGTCTTTAGTGTACTTAGGGTGTTTTCTACTGCGTTCTAAGTATTTGTCATAATTCTCAAACATGTTATTTAAAAGCTGTCCCGCATAGGGATAACTTACTTGGAACCATTCAGAGTCCGTTATCCACTCGTTTTGAGCAGATCGGTCAATCTTTACCATCTTTCCGGGCAACAGTTCTGAAAAATCGGGGTGCAGGAAGTCAACTGGGCCAGAATAATTAGAACATATTACGGGCTTACCGGTAGATGTAAATTCAAGCATTGGCAGCCCAAAACCTTCTCCGTGGGTAAACGACACCATTGCTTTTATTTTATGGTGATTGTACAACTCGTTCATTTCTTCCTCGGTAAGGTCTCCGTTAAGGACGTAAACGTTTGGAAACTTCCCGTTATAACCTTTTTCACGGAATATGTCTTTTGTCTGTCTAACCTTGTCTATTATTTGATCCCTCTCTGCCATAGAGAACCCTGCACCTGAAGATTTCAGAACTAAGGCTGGTTTTTTCTTCTTGTTCTTAAAAGTATTTAAGAAGGTATAAACGAGCATTCCTACATCTTTTCTATCGTGTCCAAGTTGTGCATTTAACCAATGTCCTACAAATAAGTAAGCAAAATCCTCTTCTATGAAAGTATTTAAAGAGTTTGACAACTCTGTTCTTGTTACAGTGTTTTTATTGTATATGCTCGTGTCAAGCCCCTCAAAAAGCACTTCAATAGGCTTGTTGACCTTTACAACTTCATTCACCAGACCAGTCCTGCTGTCTTTTTTCTCTATTTGGGTGTTAAGCGCAACAGCCTTGGTGAACTCGCTAGGCACTATGCACATATCAACCTTGTTAAGCCCTTCTACCATGTTAACAGGCAGTAACGATGATTCTGTCAAGGCACTTATCCCAAAAGACTTCTTTCCTATTCTCTGAAACTCTGACGGTATGGTAATGTGCAAAGTCACATCAGGTTCAAAAGGAATTTGGTTGTTCGGAAACACAAGTCGCAATAAAGCTGCATCTTCCTCCTTGTCTGGGTTAAGCGCAGTGAGCGGAGTCCCGCCCCATTTTATTGATATTAAGTTAACATCATACTTGTCTGTCAACTCCGGCATAGATAGTAAAGACCTTATTATCAGCCTTGAGTGTTGTCCATATCCGCTTCTGCTCTGGAATGGTGAAATCACCACTAAACTTTTTTTACTCATATTGCTATTAAGTCGTTGTATAGGTCTATTGCTTTAGTGTAAACTATTGTTTCGGTTAAGGTGCTTAATTCCTTTAAGAAATTCTTCGTCTCGTTTCTGTCTAATTTGAACGAGGTTTTGAAGTACTCAACAGACAAGAACTCTACTGAACTTATCTCAACTATTCCCGTAATGGGATCAGATGTGTCAATATAGGCTTGCAGGTCTTCTAACACCTTTGAGTTTTTGTCCATTAAATCAAGCCCATTGTCCACTATTATTACATTTTTATTAGGGCCGACCTTCTTCAAGATGGTTATTTTATGAGTAAAACTATCAGGGTTCAGTGTTCTGTGAAGAGCAAGCCCTGTATCTATCTAATAGTATATCTTCGCTACGGTATTTTCTGATATTGGTATTAATTTTATTTTCATATATCTCTTTTGTTTATGTTAGCAATTATCCGGTCAATCTTATCATCTACTGTTGGTTTCTGCAAAGACTTTTCCAAGTCTTTCAACTCTCTCCTAATTTTATCTCGTCTATTATTTTTTACGTATTCTAAAGACAGGATTTCCTCAAGGATCATGCTCCAGTATATCCAAATTAAATCCTTCTTTTTCAGGCTTCTTCACTTCTCGCTTTTTTATCTTCTATAACACCCATTTAACTCTACCAAGTTCTTAGAGTTATTTTTATCAAACCGTTCAATATTACTAATTACCACAATGTTATTCCCATGTCGCCCATGTCTATAGGCTCAGTTACTTTTATTATTTCGTATCTTGGCTTTGGCTTGTATACATTTAAAAGGGTATCTATGCCTTGTTTAAAGTCTGAACACATCTTTACGCTGTTCATTCCGCTTTCATCGCTTAAAACCCATTTTCTGCCATCTAATCCCCTACGTTCCCTTTCTTCTTTTGTAAGGTTATACACCTCAAATAATCGAGCGGCTCCGTCCTCAGCATCGCACACATCGTCGAAAAGATATGGAGTAGGTATTGAACCTTGTAGCTGTCTTGCCCTTGGAAAGATAGGAAATGCCCAACTTCCATGCTTTTTATATTTACCTCTTGTATTGTTGGAAAAATCTGCGGTAAAATCTACCCATTTTCCGTCCTCATCTTCAAATCTCATTTGATCTTGTAGACCTCCTGTAACAGGTGCTATAATAGGAGTTCCAGTTAGGAGACTTTCATTAGCAGCAAGACCGAACCCTTCTGCTGAGGACATGAACATAGTAACGTCAGAAAGATTGTAGAACCAGTTCAAAACGTTTGTAGGAAGTTGTTCTTGATTGAAAAGCACCCTGTATTTCGGGCATATTGCTTTCTTAACTGCCAGAAGGTCTGTACCGTTCTCATCTTGAATGTGAGTCTTCATAAGCAAACAACAACGTCTTGCTTGTTCTTTTGAAAGTTTATCACAAAAAAGTTTGTAGGCAAGTATAACGTCTCCCGGCTGTTTTCTACGAATATTTCTACTGTTGTAAAAAACACAAAAGTCTATGTCATTTGGCTTTAAAAAGTTATCCCTGAACTGGACATACTCGTTCCAATCAGGAGATTGTTCGGTTTCTTTGTAAAAATACTTTACAGTAGAGCCGTGAGGGAGGTACTTCAATAGCACCCCCCTTAACTCTTGCCCTTCTTCTAATTTATCTAAGTCCGTATATTCAGTTCCATGCCATCTCAGACACTCTGAGTTTACAACCTTTGTTCCTTTGTTAATGGAAAAAAGCATATCACAGGAAGCATAGTAACTCGCATTCCATAAAGGAGTGACGTAAGAATCCCAGATGTTTATGTAAACAAGGGGTATCTTCCACTCTGATCTTATTTCATGTTCCATTAAGAAAAGCCAACCCCAGAAACGAGGGTCTGTTATGAACACAATTACATCAGGCTTTTCATAGTGCAGTACTTCTCTAAGCACATCTGGGTTTCCGTATCCATTATGAGCGTATAAAACAACGCTTGCGTCTGATACTCCAGTTTCATTTCTCACGTCTTGACTAAGGTCAATTTTTCTGCCGTGCTCTGGATGATTAATAGCAGCTGCCAGTTGAACCCAATCATACTTGTCCACCGTTCCTACTACTATTTCACGACTAATAGTTCCGATACCTGATTGAAACCTAATATCGTCCCCAAGTATCAGCACTTTCTTTTTCTTCACTGTGTCCGAACCAATTTTTCGGAGCTTCGGAAGTTTTATGTTATTCAAGTTTTAACCTCTTCTGTTATTTTTTATGCAATTTATCATGCAGCAGCACTTTCTTACGCCCTAACTTAAAGTAAGAACCAGTGCTTGTTTGTACAACAGGATAAGCCCTCTCCTTGTAGAGAACTGCTCGTCCACGGCAGATCATATGCAAGGATTCGGGTTTCACAGACTTACTTCTTTACAAAAGTCTTACTCGATCCTCCATCAGTGCTGTACAACATCCAACCAGATGTTATTTTTAAACCTCCGATTACTTCAAGGTCTTTGCTTGCCATCGAACCTGACGCATCTTGATGATTAGGTTCTTAAACTTCTGGTAATTTTTACAAGGTTGCTTTCTTTTCCATATTTTATGTTTAAATTGTTTACCAACTGATTACTGTTACTATTGTTTTTGCAGGATTTGTGAATGTTTCTACCCTAAACCCAGCCGTGGTTAATCTTGAATGGCAAATATCCTCGACAATCCCGTTAAATTCAATCGAAGATTTTTCCTTTGTTCTGGCTGCTACCAGTAAATCCATCACTTCTTCGTGTTTGTAAGTTTTGACGAGAAGCGCATGTTCTCCTAAGATGTTTTTTAGGTTCCTTTCAAGTCTTTGCTGTGCATCTGTCATTGTTTTTCCTTTTTGGCTATAAATATTAAATTTTTATCAAACGAATACCACTTGAATACCTCTTTTTTCTGCTTTTTTTCTAATCGAATCGTACAACTTCCAATCAGCCTCTTTTTCGTTTGCTCCTATAACTAACTTATCGGTTCTCTTCAGCATCTCTTGATACCGATGTAAATAGTGGCTTGGGTGATTTCTCTTCCCAAAGTACTCTTGTGGAAGGAAGCTGTAAATATTCCAGCCCGTATAACTTGGGTTAAACTCCTTGTACGGAAGATCGAACTCAAGTGCGTATTTCTTTGCATCATACTCGATGCCTGTCGGGTTTCCGCCACTTAGTATGGTAGCCGTATCTCCGAACGTATTCTTTACTTTGAAGAGAAATTCCTTTACCTTCGCAGTATAATTTCCGTCTGTGCTTCCTATTACTGCTATTCTATACATTACAGTGTTATTCTTTTATCACTTGGACACAAATCCTCTCTATCACGAAATTCACAGAACCTGCAATTAAAGCAGTTCTTGCCTGTGATAGGTCTGTATTCGTATAAAAGGTTGAATGAACCGTCTGGTAAAAAACAAGCATCGAGGAATTTTTGAAATTCCTTTTGAACTGCATTCATTGATATCGAACCTTGTGGAGGGACAAAGGTTTGTACCCTCTTTTGAGGGTATAAAGAGTCTTCGTACAACTTTCTCTTTAGTATGAGGTAAGAACCTTCTATATCCTCTACTGGAACGTTATATTGCTTTGCAAAGTAAATCTTATACAGGATAACCTGTGACGTTTTTACTTTATCTTCCTTATCCCACTTTTTCCACCCTTCCTTTGAAGTCTTCAAGTCGGGCATAAATATCTTGCCCGTATTCTTATCCCTCAATACTATGTCAAGGTATCCCATTAAATAAACACTGGGCTTGGTAGGGTCAGGGGATATCAACAAAGGAACCTCCGTCCCTATCAACTCCTTATTTTTCCTGTCAAAGTAAGAAACCCTGTTCTTTCTCAGGTACTCCAAAGCAAGGACACCATCTGAAAAAAATTCTGACAACTCATCAGCGGTAGAAAAATGCCTACCCGTTTTCTCAACTGCAATTATGTACTGATCTCTCAGCTCATTGAACAACAACTCTCTAAAATCAAGTGAATTTGCCTCTTTAACTGTTGTGGTGTACAGGACTTGCAACCAATGCTGTATTACATTGTGCATCGCTGTCCCAAAAACAGTATGTATCGTATCCTCTTTGTCCTTTAACCGATCAATATAACACAGTTTCCAGTAGTGTTCGCATTTTTTAAATGAATAAAATTGTGAAAAAGATACAAATTTTGCATCTTCTGGCTTTTCAATCTTTAAGTCGAATTTATCAACTATGTACGTAGCCATGTTTTTGTTTTTAAATGTCCTAATTATAAGATGTAATCATCCTTTTCATTTGCTTTCAATAGCTTTTTGAGTTTCTTTTCAAACTTTTTTCGCAATGATAGGTATTGAACAGGGTATTTTTCCTTAAAAATAACCTCTATATCCTCTACTGGCTTTTCTTTGATTTTGTAATTGGGATTAAAAGAACATGTCGCATTTATTTTACTAAAATCTCCTGATCCTGTTGTCTCAGTAGTATTCACTGTTGCATTAGAAACTTTGCTGTTTAGTGCTAAGTACCTACGATAAATCTTATAATCTCTGCTCACTGTCGTTACTCCTCTTTATAGTCATCGTCATCTACTGTGAACGTCTTGAACCTGCTATGTGTTGGCTTGGTTTCATGTACATCGGTAGAAGAAGGTGTTTCTTCAACTCCCGAAACATCTGTAACGGGTTCTGTGTCTGGCTTCACTACATACTCTTTAAAGTTTCTGTTTTTTACATCATCAGGTAGTTTATTATACTCCCATTCTTCTATGATGTCGTTTGTTGGATTTCTCTTCCAACCTCTTACGCAAATAAACTTTTTCAATATATATCTCCTGCTTTTATACTATTAAACTGCTTTTTTGGGGTTCTTCTACTTCTGAAAGCCCTAATCCATCTTCTATGTCTTTCATTCCTTTAGGAAAGAACTGTTTCAAAGGAGTGCCGCAATCTGCGCACCTGAAACAAGGAATAGGCTGAACATAATCCTCTTGAGTTCCTGTCAATAACTTAGACCATTTCCTGAGCATTAATTGTTCTTGAAAGAATACACATCCACAGGCATCACAACTGAACCCTGTGCTATCTTCTAATTTAAGTGCAATTTGCTGAACTGGTGTTTTCGTGGATGATTTATAACTCATAAATACCTCGCTATTGCATAGACCTGCTCCAATGCGCTTATGAAAGTGCGCTCGTCTGTGTCTATTTTATTTTTTAATAAAAATGGAGAACCAACTTCCCTTCGTATAAAGCAGTCATTCTTCGGGTTAAACGGGTTAATATAAACGCATGTCCAGCACTTGTTTTCTTTGTCTGTTTTTACGAAACAATTAAAGGTCTTACCGTGTATCGTGTAGTCTACTTTGAAATACATTTATTTCAATGCTCCTCGCAACTCTTTTAAGGTTTCTACGAACCTTTTGTTTGAATAATATTTTTCTTTTATTAGCTCTGAGTCTTCGTGTAGTTGTTGTATATTGTCCTCGTATGTCTCCATGCACTGCTTCACGTAATCAGCCATTTGAAACCTATTTCTCAATAAATATAAAAATTTATTGTTTTTTGCAGATGACAGTTCTTTTGGGTAATGATATCGCTCTGGAAACACATAATAATACATCAACTTTCCCGGAACCATTGGAACTACTCCATTAACCATAGCCTCCCATATCACCACCGGATTCGCCTCTGCATCCCTCCCACAAAATAATGCCTTGCTTTTTCTAAGCAAGTCAAGATACAGCATCCTGTTATTGTGATGTTCCTGAGCATAAACGAATTCATACTGAGTAAGTTCACTGCTTATCCCTTGAAATACTTTAACCTGTAAATCACTGTTTATTTCATAAGGGAACAGGACTATATCACTCTTGACTTTTCTAATGACCCTCTTAGAAATATACTCAAACGGAAAGCCAGTTACTTTCCAGTTTTTGTGGTGCTTCAACCTCGGATATTTGTTGAAGAACAAGGTACTATGTTCCTCGCATAAAAAACAGTTCATGTCGTAACTTTGAAACAACGAGTTCTCAAAGTGCCTGCCCCAAGTCTTGTATTTCCGCTTGAACCTTTGCCACATCGGACTTTCTTGGTTGAACAATGCGTTCCCCCAAAAACCTACTATCTTTATGTCTAACCCATACTCGTCCTTAAAATAAGAGAGAGGGACAGCAACAAAGTTCCAAGCATTTACAAACACAAACACATCCCCGTTCTTGATCTCTCCTCTAAGTATCATATTCATAATAGTATTCAATTGGGTGTTCTTATAGTAAGTGTCTGCCCAAAGAAAGGAGTCATGGCTTACATGGCTCCCATCTATTACGTTGACCTTGTATTCAGAGAAATCTTCGTCTCGGAAACAGTCTTTCCAATAGGTTTCTATGTGAACTTTCCTATTGTACTCAGTTACGACATGAAGTGTAGGTTTATGCACGTCCGCTATCCGCCCTATCTGCTGCCTCAAGTACTTTGACGTACTTGGTCTCAGTCACAGACACCAACTCCCAGTCAAAGGTCGAACCTTTATACTCTTTATTTATCTGTGCTTCCACACCGCTTATTGCCTCGTCCTGAACTAGGAACGAGACTATTGTTTTTTTGATTGATCCGGAATCTGTCTCATGTGATTCTCTTACTTTTGCTGTGTAATACATGTTGTTTTGTTTTTAACTGTTTTAAATTTATACTTATTGAATGCGCTTTTCAAACTCCTGTGCCGTCCTTAAATTTTTGTGAACTACCCACCCACGCCAGAGGCGATGGGTTGGGCTTCTGACTTCACAGACTTATGCTTCTTTACAGAAGTCTTACTTGTGTCTCCATCAGTGTTATCGAGCGTCCCACCCGATATTATTTT